GAGAAGCAGTCTTTACCGACCCATAGTTCCAGTTCTCAAACTCTTTAAGGGTGTGTAGTATAGAATGGGGTTTCTTTGTGTATACAAATCCAATCCTTTGACCAACCACACCAAAGCCCTTACTGAACGAGAAAAAGATTTGCTCAGTATTAGACGGTACTTCTATTTTTTTAATAGGTGTGGATGATACGTATGTGCAGTCTAGAATAACAGGGGGTTGGTTTTTCCATTTGTGCATATTGGGACTGAAGATATTACCATCAGCACTAGATGGGTTGGATACATATAGAGTTTGGTTAGGATCTACAGATGCATTTAAGGCGGCTCTATGGTTCTTCATGTGCTGTCCCTCGACATCACACATGCTTCGACCCTCAATACCAATCATATCAGGATATTCGTATTCACCCTCAAACTTCTGCCATTCCTTACCATGCATCAGTCTCCAGTAGTGTATAGCATCAGTAGCACCATTAGTAACATAGCAATAAGGAAAGTCGGATAGATCTACCATATCCTTTACCCAATTTCTATGAAGTGATTCGGCTATGTTTAGGTCTTCGGTAGCTTCTCCGCTTCCACGTCTGTAGTATGTATCAGATACCTTTTGTTCTGAAAGCAAAACTAAAACGTCTTTATGGCAAGGTACTTCTACCCAAGGGTTTGCTCTTAATAGTCTTCTATACCTTTGAATAGTCACCAGCGGCTCTCCATAACATACGGTCACCCATCACAGGAGTTCTCCTATGGAGTGTTGTCAACTGATCCATTAGTAACATATCACCCTTTTGAAACACATGATGGATCTGATACTTGCTCTTAAAGATAATAGGCTTAAGTCTCTCTATAAGCTCTTCATGATCGATCCGTGTCTTACCATGCCATGCTCTACAGATAAAGTGGTAAGGAAAATAAAAATAATACTTGTCCGTGTGGGGATGTCTTCCTACCAATGGTATGATAGATCCTTTGTTCTTACTCATAAACTCTAGTTCGGGATCATCTTCATCTAGCTCATACATCGTGTTATTCTTAAACTTAAGACGTATAGTGATGTTCTTAAAGTACTCTTGATCCTCATCAGATAGATCATAGAAGGGTTGTGACGTGTTACATACCGATAGAGTAGTGTTAGGATCTCCGTCCACACAGTATAAACTGATAAGGATCTTGTCTATCTTATGCCTAGAGTTTCCATTAGAGTGCCATCCTAGCTCTCCACCACCAAACATACCTATCTTATCACCACTCTCAGTGCGCCTGTCTGTTACATAGAATAGTTCTGGTACTTCCTTAGAGTTCATAAACAGTTCATGTCTCTCTAGTTCACCAAAGCCTTTCATGTAGTCAATGTAAGATTGCTCGGTATGCTCTAGTTCATGAAAAATTTTATATCCTTTTATTTGCACTTCTCGTGCAACAGGCCACATATGGGATCTAGGATATTCTGGTTGGTTATCACAAGTCATCTGTACCATCCAAACTAAACATTAAAGCAATTCGTGGTTTGTCGCTCATGTTAACTACTGCATGGGGATAGCCGATGTTTAAAAAATAGGCAGTTCCACAGTTAAGGTTATATGCCTCTAGCTTACCATCTCGTCTAAACAGATTAACGGCGTTATTATCACCATAGATGGGTACAATACAACGTACCGCATAGGATACATCATAGTCCACATGGAATGGAATAGTTTTACCTGGTGCAAGTTTAGTAATACGAATACGAGATGCTGGTGCTTTACACTGTGTAACTATCTTTTCAATATAACTACCAATATAATCCTCGGTTGCTACATTATATAAATGTTCTTCTCTGCGTCTCAAGCGTTCCTTAATAGATGTTGTGTGAGGTAGTATCTCTGATGGTGTTGTAAGATTGATCTGTTCGAAGTTATCGTAAACATCTTTTACAAGGTCTTCATGATTCATACAAAGCCCTGGATTTGCTGTTCTTACATCAACAAACTTTTCAGCAAGGGTGTTACAATTATCTCTAAGTAAATCTAAATCTATATTAACATTTAGTTTCATTATGGATGGTAATTGAGTTTTCTTCATCTACTTTCCTTTAACAAATAATTTTTCAGCAATCCAACCTGCTGTATCCCACTTATGCAATCTGACTTGTTTCCAATTAAGATGATGTTGTCTATGATAACCTTCACCTGCAATAAAAAGATTTAGCCATGCGACATCACTACCACCTTCTTCATTATGACCAACAGTATTTAATAAACCAAATCCTACTTTTGCAAATACAAATGGTATTGCACAGAAAGCAAGCCAAAAGTATGGGCTTATTATAAATGATACTATATTTGTAATGATAAGAATTTTTAACCAGTGGTGGTGACAAAATACCAACATAGGGTTCTTAAACAAGTCACGAGAATATTTTGGAGATATTTTTCTTATATTCCAAGTCGTAAATAAAACTTTCCAGTATCCTACATGCTTCCAAGAATGTGGATCTTTTTCACTATCAGAATGTTTATGATGCATTCTATGAGAAGCAATCCAACCAATAGGTGTTCTAATACAAGCGACCATTAACATTGAAAGACCTAGGGCTTCAAACCATTTAGGTACCTCAAATTGTTTATGGCAATAATGTCTATGTAATAGTATTGACGCACCAAAGTGTGATATAACTTGTGACCACAAAAGCCCTAGTACGACAGAAATAAAAAGAATCATAATACACCTCTCCTATCCCTATTTATAATAAAAAAAGAGGAGCTAACCATGGCTCCTCACGTGCTTATTAAGTAAGCAACCCTTATTCATATTTATTAGAAGTTAAATGTTGCGCCCATAGTCACATCACCAAATTCTAGGTCTGAGTTTGTGCTAACTTCAGTGTAAGTACGAAGACCGCCACCTAGTGTATAACCAGCTACAAAGTCAAGACCAGTAAATGCGTCTTTAGATGCATCATTCAAAGATAGAACATCAAATGTTGTATCTACTGAGAAATCTACACCGAAGGCGTTAAGACCTGCCTTAGGAGTAAAATCCAAAGCCCACAGTTCGGTACCAGTTGTATAGTTCATATCAAATTCACCGCCGGCTGAAATAGTTTGGCCACCAATGTTTAGGTCTCCAGCAGATGCTGTAGATGCAGCCAATACTAGGGCTGCTGCTGTTAGTGCAATTTTCATCTTAATTTCCTTATATTGATGAATAGTTAATGCCACTTTTCTGTTGCTAAGCAAGTGGCCAGCTCCCTGTGTTATGCCGCTAGGGCGTAACCAGATGGTGCGAAATTTTCATTTGCATTTAGTTTAGTTGATCTATACGCGATCATCCGGTAAACTCCACTTCACTACGACACCTGTCGATCCTAGTTCAGCCCCATCAAAATCACTCACCAGTACCAGCTAGGTATTTTGGTACCTCTGCTTCTTTCTTAGCCATCCAATTGTTATACGAATTAATAATCCATTTAATCATTGTAATCTCCTAAGTGATTTTGGTGGAGCTGTGGGGTACTGCCCCCCAGTCCAGTATGTGTTCACGTTGCTTCATCGTTTACATTTTATTTAGACCAAAGATCAGTCTAAATTAGTTTATGGAGAAAGTTTCTCCAAAAGTGTTACATATATGTTACAAATCGTTATCATGGATATGTAACTGTATGAGAGCATAATGCAACACTTTCATAAGGTCTTTACGAGCATCTGCTTTAGTGCCCTTACGACCATATCTGTTTGAATACTTATCTACATTACCCATGCAGAAACCAGTTCCGTGACCTCTTTCGATAATCACTTCTGTTGATTGAAACTTATTTTGAGCATAGTGCCCACCATATGTCGAATCAATGTATTTCTTAAACTCGGCAATTAGATTACCTTCATTAAATTTATAATCAATATCTTTCATTATCTTGCCTTATAGAATAAATGTGTGCCGATAGTAGTAGTCAAATCCATGTCTTTAGACCAGTAAGGATTAACATAGTCTGCATGGTAGTGGTCGGCTCCACCAGTATTATCTTTATGTTCACCAGATAGAACAAGAGCTGCCGCTTGTTTAGCAACTGCCCAAGCATTACCTCTAGGTTTCTGATCTCGGATCTGATGCGTCCAGCTGAATTGGTAAGGTTGATATACAACATCACATATGCTATCAGGCCATCTAGTTGAAGCAACTCGGTTTAAAGTAACGTGAGCAATTGCATATTGCCCTTCAATACTTTCTCCTCTGGCTTCATGGTATATATTTAATGCCATGCATTGTGCTTCTGTAGTTTGTTCATGATTAAGAACACTATAGCAAGACACAATGCCAAATAAGCACAATACACTCATAGATGTTGATAGCATATTTTTCATAACCTTATTCTACAAACCAACGAGATATACTAGCACCTGATGAATCACCGTCAAAGAACCTAGTATCCCAACGGCGATCTTTGTCATCACCCATTGAGTAATCAGTACGATCTTCAACTGCATTATCACCACAGTAATCCATTGCAGCAACAGTAGCTTTTTTCCAGCTACCGTAAACACCTATTACGCCGTCATCATTTCCGTAAACTGTATATACATTTGTCATTTTATAATCCTTAATTATTGTTTCTATAACTCTTATACCATATCCAAATACAGATGTAAAGTGTTTTTTTAACTTTTTTTAATTTTTTTATAAAATAACTAATAGTGTTACATATTTACTACATATTGGTTAGTTTCTTAATACCAAGGGTCCAATTCTCTGCAGCATCTTCGACATAACCAATAGCCTTATTAGGGAACTCTTCAATAAAGAATTGCTTACCATTTGCATCAAAGTATTTGATATATGCATATTCTTCTTTATAATCAAAATGCACTTCACAATGACCTCTGCCTGGTGGTGCTTCCCAAGTGCTTAGTTTACGACCCATTAAACATACTCCTTTATTGGTTGATAAATTTTAGAGATAGCTTCGGCAATGGCAATAGCCAATTCCATGTGTTCTTTTTGAGTACCATTAGATGATCTTAGTTCAGCATAATGGATCCAGCTACGAATAGTTCCGTTAACATATAAACGGCTAATTGTATTACCCTCTGGCAAGACTGCTCTGGCTTGCTCTTTAGCAATACCATTATCAATAGCCCAAGCATATGCTTCCTTAGATGCATTAATAACCATCTGTTGTTTAATCTGCCACAGAGTTTCTAGTTCACGATCATCTACATCAACACTATTCTGACGATTCTTAGGATCTTGCAGACGGGCTTCACGCAATACAAATGTATTTTCCATATCCCTTGGATCTGCATATCTTTGAGAAAACTCTTGGAAAGAGAAAGAACGATGTCGTAATAGCTGACGTGCAATATCACGTGTCGTTTCTACTTCTAAGGTAGCAGATGCCATTTCAAAGGGAAACCAGTGTTTATGTTTAGAAAGATAAGCAAGTAATTTAGGTGCAGTCTCTTGATTAATTTGATTACTAGGGTTAGATACTCTTGCACAATATGCAATAATGTCTTGTACATTATCTAATCCAATAAAAGCGCCTTCAGGTGGTTGAGTGTAGCCTACAATTTTTACTTGCATTTATTAATCCATTTTAAAGTTGTTAAATTTGTCTTGTGCTTTAGAGTTGTCAAACACTGGCACATCTTGTACAAGACCCTCGGTTGAATTATCTACATCTACCAAGCGCATCTTTGCTCTATCAATACCAACAACAAATCTCTTATTAGAAGTTGGATCATTATATCTATTCTTTAATTGTTTAACTAATAGTTGCCCTTGCTGTTCTAGTTCTTCTGTTGATATAAGTGCAAACATTAAGTCTGCTGTAGCGGGTAATCCAAAAGACTCACTCGTGTCTTCAAGCCCAACATCTGAGTTACCAAAACCAGACCTCGTCGTCTGTGTTGCAGAGACAATCGGTACGTTGAACTCGACTGCAAGCCCACGCATTTCTTCTGCAATGGCTTTAATATATGTATAAGAATTAATTGATCCTCCCATGGCTTTCATTCTAGCACTAGAACAGATATTTAGATAATCAATAAAGATCATCTGTGGTACAAACTTTTTCTTTAGTTTAAGTTCATTTAGTAGTGCCCTGAAGTGTGATGCATTGGCTGAACCAGTTGGATATTCTTTTACGATTAGTTTACCATTGGTAGATTTTTTAACCTTGGCAATCTTTTCAGCATACATTGATTGAGATAAAGTATCAAGTTGATCAATTGGTATGTTAAGAATATTTGCATCTATACGTTCGGCAATCTTTTCTTCTGACATCTCCATAGTGATATACAATACATTCTTGCCTATCTCCATAGCTGCAGCTGCCATGTGACACATAAACAAAGACTTACCAACACCAGTACCAGCTAGTGCAATATTAAGAGACTTGTTAGGCAAGCCACCCTTGGTAATCTTATTAAACATTTCCAGATCAAATGGCACTTTTTCTTCTTCTGTATGATAGAAGTCAAACCGTTTTTGGAAATCTTCAATATAGTCATGACCGATTTGTGTATCGAAGGTGACACCCAGAGCCTTTGTGAGCAAGTCAGGTAGGGCGTTCTTTGATAAAGATGGGTGTTTACCATCAATAATTGTAATGGATTCCATAATTGCATTATGTACAGCCCTATCTTGGCACCACTTCTCAGTCTTATCAACTAACCATTCTTGGTCAATTTCTTCTTCTTTGAAAATTTCTGGTAGAATTTCTACTGCATGTCTGTAGTGCTCATCTGAGAAACCATCTGCTTCATCTAGTTCAATCTTAAAAGATTCCAGAGTTGGCAGTTTGTTATACTTTGCAACAAACTTACCAACCTGTTTAAATAGATTTTTGTAGACACCTTCAAAGTATTCTGGTTGAACAAAAGGCAATACTTTACGCATATACTTTTCATCAACCAAAAGATTGCGAAGGATAACCTGTTCAATATTCATTTACTTTCCCTTGTGATTAGTTCATCTTTTTCTATAGCGTTAAGCATTATTGAGTATAATATATCACCAGCGAGAGTTTGTAAAGCATTATTTGAACTATCAAGGTCTTCGTCAGGGCTTTCAATTACACCAAAGTTAAATGACATCAGAGGATCTTTATCTGTGCCATCAACTTTAATTTCTCCAAATGCAATACAAGTTTCAATAAACTCGCCTTTAAGAATACGGACTGCCCAAGCATCATCATCTCCTGGGATTAATTCAAAATCTGTATTCTCACTCAACATCTAATTCTACCTCCGCTTTGTATCCAATAGTAAATTGATGTTTGACAAACTCTTTAAAGGTTGTCTCGCCTAAAATACGTGACCAAAACTCTGGTTGAAGTGTATCTGCCATACGTGATTTCTTAGTAAGAATTTCACCAGTTGCTGGATTAACACCTTCATACCAACCATTACTTGGTTTCTGAGCAAAGCCACCAGCAAGAGCAACTTCTAACAAACCAGAATATTGTTCTACGCCACCTTCCCACGATACTGAGATAGGGATTTTTGATTTCTCTTTAACAGACCGAGACTTCTCAACATTAATAACAAAGTCATAACCAGTAACCTCTGTGCCAGTCTTATTCTGACGGCGACCAATAATCCAAATATCATTAGCTGAGTAATAGATGCCAGTACCACCAGATACAATAGCTTTAGGGAATAAGCCTTGCTCTAGGTAGATGTGGTTAACAGCAAGCATAGAAATATCTTTCATAGCCAGATATGGTGTACACATACGGAACAAACTCTTTAGCTGTTTAGCACGAGACATATCTGCAACAGACTTCTCATTAATAGCATCATCCATTTCTTTCTTAGATGCTAGGTTGCCAATTGAATCTATAACAACAATTACTTTATCTTTCTTATTAATACCTTCAAGTTGAGAGATAAGATCAAACTTTAATTCTTCTACATTGGTAATAGGTGTATGCAGTACACGTGAGGTATCAATACCAAATTGTTGGAAGTATGCTTGAGGTGAACCAAACTCTGAATCGTAGAATAGCATTACTGCATCTTTATGTGCTTCAAGATAAGCACCAGCCATAAGTAAAGCAAATGATGTCTTAAAGTGTTTGGATGGTCCAGCTAATACTGTAAGACCAGGAGCCAAGCCACCATCCATTGAGCCAGATAAGGCTACGTTAACCATGGGAACCGAAGTCGGTACCATTTCTTTACTGTTGAAGAAACTTGATTCTGATAGCACCTCAGTGTTTTTCAGTTTACTATTCTTCTTGAGTTTGTCCATTATACTCATGTAGATTTCTTTCCTTTATTTTCACATACGCGAGTCCTCAAGTCTGTACTTGAGAACCGATGATTTCTGCTGTTAAAGTATAAATCAATGCCGAGTTGTCGACATATATCTTTACCAGTAAAATCTTTTTCTTTATATTCGTCACCAAGGATGCGAACATCAATTGGATACATTTGCAATATATCTAGTAAGTCCTGTTCAGACGCATATACAATAATCTCATCAACATATCTAACAGCTGCAAGTTGTGTATATCTTTCAACAACAGTTTGAATTGGTGCATTCTTTTCTTTTCTATCTGCAGAAGGATCAATCTGTAAACAACAGATTAGATAATCACATTGAGATTTAGCCTCACGGAGCATAGCAACATGCCCTGCGTGAAGTAAATCAAATGTAGATGCTGTGATACCAGTTTTCTTACCAGCCATCTGGGAATGCCCACAAATAATATTGATGCATTAGATTTTCTCCACCAACAGTAATCCGTTGGTGCAGTTCTTTCATAGAGATGCCGTGATATTCACAAGCACCTTCCATGAGACGATCTGCTGCCGACTTAGTTGACATTATAATACTCCTTATACCAACTTACAAAGTTTTCTACACCAACATCAATAGGTGTAGTTGGTTTATAACCAAGTGCTTGCAGTTTAGTAGTATCAGACCAAGTGGCATGTGTATCTGCAGGGTGCATAGGCACTAGATCACGGATAGCTTCACGACCAAGATTGGTTTCGATATGATCTACAAAATCAACAAGCTTGACTTGTTCACCATAACCAATATTAAAGATAGTATCATATTTGTCACCATTACGTTTTTGAGTATCTTCAAGAACAATCTTAATGCCTTGTACAATATCATCAACATATGTAAAGTCACGGATCATATCACCATAGTTAAATAGTTGAATAGGCTCACCAGCCACAATATTTTTAGTAAAGTCAAATAGTGCCATATCAGGGCGACCCCATGGACCATAAACAGTAAAGAAGCGAAGACCAACTGTCTTGGTAATTGAACTAGACATAAACTGTGACTCGTTAGTAAACTTAGTAAAGCCATATGGGTTTAATTGATAACCACATTTCTCGTCTTCTTTCCATGGTAGTTCATTACCAGCCATAGTGCATGATGTAGAAGCATAAACAACTTGATCAACACCAGCGGCGTTACAAGCTTCGATTAGATTTTGAGTACCAGTCACATTATTATCAATGTATGTTTGTGGTTCTTCTAACGAGTGTCGTACACCGGCATATGCTGCAAGATGCATTACAATATCTGGTTTATGTCGTTTCATAAATTCAGTAAGACCAGTTAAGTCTTTTAGATCAACATATGATACTTCAATACTACGTTCACGCAAATTGTTTGCCCTAGCATTTTTTAGACTAACATCATAATAGTGGTTAAAGTTATCAAAGCCAGACACCGTGTGTCCGTCATCTTGTAGAGATTGTGCTAGGTGATAACCAATAAACCCAGCGCAACCAGTAATCATTACATGTGCCATTTAATTCTCCTTATATATTGTATTATAACACACCAATTAAGATATGTAAACAACATTCTGCTCTTTTTCTCTGGCGTCTAATTCATATTGAGAACGCACACTATTGTTCTCTGCAATAACTAACTTTAGAATAGAGAGGTGATCTGCTCCAGCAAATGAAGATAAAGCATTTGTGTCTTTGGGGAAACAAGCACCACCAAAACCACTGCGACCATCAGGACCAGGAACCTGAGTATGACTGTGACTAATCCTGGGATCAGTGCCAACAGCAGTAATAATATTATCGTAATCGGCTCCATGACTATCAATTAACTCCTTATATTGATTGAACCACATAACTTTAGTGGCAAGAAAACTATTAATGCCATACTTTACAAAAGCGGCATCTTGTGCAGCCATCTTATATACAGGGGCTGGCTTACAACGACTGAACTTATTATATAAATTCTCAAGGGTGTCTACAGACTTACCTTCACCACCAAATATATGCATAGGTGGGTTTACAAAATCTTCAAGAGCATTACGCTCAGTTAGAAATTCTGGATTGTAAATCACTCGGCTATTCTTAGTGCTTAGTTCTTTTACAATACTAGGGATAACTGTTGACTTAATTACAATCAGACCAGTAGTTTTCTCAATAAGTTTGTTTGTGACATCAACAACAATGGAGGCATCTATCTGACCATCATCACCAAACGGTGTGGGAACACAGACAAATGACACATCGACATCAGTCATATCGTCAACAGAATTATTATAGAGAAATGGATCAATCAACTGGATCTTATTCTTTTTAGTATTAAAGCCATATTCGCATGCCTTACCGACATAGCCATGACCAACGATAGCAATCTTTTTCATATTTTACCTTTCTTAGTACGCACTGTATATAGCGCAATCAAAATTTCTACTGACCAAGAGTAAGTGCGCCTTCAGCTTCCCATTGATGCTTTTCTTTCTCAATTCTTTTTCCTCCATAAAAGGCATTAACACAAACAATGCAACAATATATTTCACGACGGTCGAGTTCCGGAGGTCTAGGCCCACTTTTTTTCATTCTCTCCCATGTCTCATCATCAACATTTTTAATTCTTTTAAATGCATGTTTGCGCTTTTTCATTTTTAAAGCATCTTCAATTGATACATGAAGTTCAGCTTTACGAACACCAATGGCTTCTTCCCTACCACCTCTTTTATAACTTTTGCAGTTACAACAGTCAGGTGTGTTAGCTGAATCCCATACGACAGTTTCTTCTTCATTATCGAATAGAGGTGCTGATTGTGATATTATTTTTGTCATAATTTAAACTTTCTGCGTACAGAACATAAGGTCGATACCCTCAGCTTCTGCTTCTGCTGTTAAGTGAGTTTCTACCTGATGATTACGAGGTAGATCAATAGATACAGTGCCATTAGTTACTGGGCAAAAGTATTCTGAGTGTACACGTGGTACTGAGATACCATAAACATCAACACGAGTTTCATATGTGAAATCTTCTTTTAGATGAGTAATGATCTTACGATTGGTTGCTTCGCCTTTAGGGTCAACACCATACGTACCAATGCGACCAGCCCAACCATTTGTTGATCCAGCTTTACCAATCTTGACCAAGCTGTCGTTAACATACATACCATATACAATATCACCCATTGCTTTATAGTCACGTGTTTCCATACCATCAGCTTTAGTAAAAACCAATTTCTCAAATGTGCGAGAAGGTTTATCATTGCTGACGTTTGTGGTGTGCTCAGCAATTGTAAAGTAACCAAGGTAAGTACCAGCTTTTTTAATTGCAATTTCAATAGAAGGTTTTCTCATAATATAAATCTCCAAGTTTGTAAACATTATAGCATAAAGAGAGGGCTTTGTAAACCCTCTCAGTTGAATTATATAAATTCTGCTAGTTTCATTGAAAAAGGAACCTTAGTTTCTAACCAAGCAATTGCTTGTGTAGGAGTATCGAATTCCTTTTCATCAGATGTGAAGCCATCTTTAACTTCGATTAACCAATCTCCGTTAACACAACCATTAGGTTTAGCTTTAACATTCTTAAAACCAAATTCTGCAACAGCATCTTCATATGATAGACCTGTTTGCTTCCACTTAGGATCTTCATAAGAAGCAACCCAACCAACACATGCTACTTGCTCTAAGTAACAAGGTGAAATTGAGTTAGTAGCTTTATAGAAGTTATCGAATTTAGTAGTTGAAAATTCCATGTTTGATGAAAATACGTTTGAGTTTGACATAATATAGTTCCTTAGTTATTGTTTCTATAACTCTTATACCATATCCAAACACAGATGTAAAGTGTTTTCTTTACTTTTTTTAACTTTTTTTGTATTTAATGCGATATTGTAACAAATATGTTACACTATCATTAATACTAAGATTTGTAATATCACCAGTAAGCCTTGGAATATGCTTACACATATAACCAGAACCTTTACCGAATATTCTAATTTTTTATGACGAGTCATACCATTTAGATATGTTTGATACGCCCAAGTTATGGATATCGTACAAAGAGCCAATAAAATTGTGAGCCAAACTATTGTTTGCATGATCGAGACCTACGTGCCCTTCTCATTTTTGCATACAATCTTTCGGTCTTCTCTTCAAGAATAACCTTTAATTTTTTACGACGGATACGTGCTTTTTGAGATTTAGCAATTCTTTGTGCTTTCATTATAGTGTTCCATTTCTGTAAATATACTCAAGGGCCCTATCGGCTTCAGTCTCCAATGGGCGGTTCTCATACCAGTTACCATTCTCTACATCAAACTGTTTACATAATTCAGCAATCTGTGCTGATGATATAGGATAGCCTCTGTATGTTGCGTTGCCTGCTATCTTAACCATAATAGCATACATCTTAGAATACCAACCAGTGTCTGATATGGTTAGATATTCACCAGCCAAATCTTTTGGCCAGAACGGACAGTCACGATAACCAGACCATTTATAATCGTGATTGTTTAATTTATTCTTTTTATATAATAAGACTTGTTCTTTTAACTCGTCTGGCAATCTATCTAAAAAGGAAGTGGAATGTTGCCTATCGTCATAGGGATGGGCAGCCATAAGGGCATCCACATCAAGGCAATCGCCAGTATTACTAAAGAAAAAGTTGTTAGCACCAGCATAATCTGCAGGGATATAATACATCCTTGATAGGTCTTTAGTCTGCGAATCTCCAATTTCACCAAGCTCTTTGTTAAGGGCGTGCCAGAAACCTCTGATATTTTCTGCGACAATCTTTCTGCCAAGGTCAAAGACAAGTCTGAACTTCGGTAAATCGTCCGTGCTGCTAGCAGTGCTATAACAAACAAAATTATACTTACCAAAACGAGAACGTAATACATTTTCTAAATTCCCCTCGAAGACATAATCATCAACATCAACAGCAGCCCAATTTGCCCAATGTAATACATTTTTGTTGGCTCTTGTAGTACCATCCGTATATACAGCTGGTGAAATAAGCTCAGCATCTTTCTTACCTTTCTTAGGTGCTTGGGATAACTTGAACAAAAAATCCTTGAACTGATCCCAGGTTTGAATTTCAATTTGACGATGTGTCTTATTGTCAAACTGGCTTTTAAATATCGTCAGTTGATACATTTGCTTTCTCCGTAGTGTCTTCATCCATCCAACGCAATAGGGTGGCATCATTCTCGCCACGAGCTGGATAATAGACACCACGGGATCGAATAGAAATACTAGGCTGTTCAATCAGTTGACGAAATTTAATAAAGTCTTGCTCTGTTCTAAATGCAATGTTCATAGAACCATAGATGTCTAGGTCCGGTTGGTCAAACGCTGGCATATCTTCCCAGTGTTGTACGTTCCATTCTTCTTCTGTACCATCTAGTACAAATAAACTTGATGCTGTTGATTTAGCCATAATATCTATCCTCTGTATTTCCAAATGTTTCTTTATGTTTGATATGTTGATCTTTAGTAAGTCTGACCATTTCCATACCCATCTCGTTGACTCCAGCTTTCTTTTCATAGTCATCTCTAAATATAAGTTTATTCTTAGAAAAGCCAGAATAATCTACATGATGATGCCAACGATTGTAGCGCCAAACAACTTCTGTAATATCCGGATGTTGTTCTTTAAGTGCTTCTGCAAAGGTACGGCGATTATCACCATCAATATAAACATTGTCTGTATTGCCACCACCCATAACTAGGGTAGTCATCTTACCACAAACAAATGCATTAAAAAGAATAGAGCAATGATCATCTTTTAGAATACGCAGACTTAAATCTGTGTCTTCATTATATTTACCACGCCATCGGTGCGGTAGATCATTACGCAGTAGAATACAAGAATAAACCCTAGTATTAAGTGTATAAGGTCTTTTCTTTTGAGATGCTGGCACAAAGTATTGATAATTCATACCAGACATTGCAACATTAGTAAAGCGATCAGTAAACTCTTCGCAAGCACGGATCACATTACCATTAGTTACAATAGTTTTCTTATTCTGGTGTACACGATAGAAGTGACGAATGTTATCATCCATAATCCAGTGACGTTTAGCACCAGTTGAGATAGCATGCTGCCATACAAAATTTCTTGCTGGTATACTACCACCAACTCGCCCTGCAGCATCACCAAGAGCTAGTTCAGGATCCTCTCGGAATCCATCAGGCAATGTAAGAATTTTGCTAGGGTGTATGTTTTCTGCATAAGCATCATACTCATCTTTTTCGATAACAATATGATACGGCACATTTAATTCATCCAATGTCTTAGAAGTAAGGCGAGAGTCCGCCCTACCTTTAGAGATAATATAGATTGGATATTTTGGTTGGCTGTAGTTAGTCATGTGTACTCCATAATATATAAAACCATTATAACATATTTAGCGCCTATTGTAAATCACTTTCTTTCACAAAAACGCCATCAATCATTTTACCCTTACGGTCTTTGATATCATCATATGCTACTTGTAGACATTCATCCATAGATAACTCATTACGAGCCATAATGTTAATTAGAACCACCATCATATCACCAATATCATCACGGATATCCTTACCCTTACAGATGCTATCTGATAGTTCACCAGCCTCTTGTATAAGTTTAAGGTACTGATCTTTATCAGTAGAACCCTCAATTAGATTGCGGTCGTGATGCCATTGTTTAATTAATTCGACAAGATTTTCCAAGTGTGTCTCCAATCATCTACTTGATTTACATTTTTAAATTCTAGTGCTGCAGCAAGATCATAATCATTGCCACCTTCCATAGTCTTATCACCAAAAAATGTGATAGGACCTTTTAACCATTTAAGGATCTGTGCTTTACCTTTACCAACTGGAGTAATATCAAGACCAGTTTCTCCAGCTACAGTAGCTCGCACTTCCTTACCAAACTTCTTATTAAACTCCTTTGCAATATTAGAGCGCTCTTCAAATATTTCATCAAACCAAATATAATCTTGTCTTTGATATGGACCAGCATTTCTACCTACAACACTGAAGTTGCATAATCCAGGTCTATGATCAAAGTGCTGCCCTGTTCTTATTCCGTATTGAGATGAATGCAACTTATCTAATAAGAAAAGATTTTGTTTATGAGATAATACCCATTCGTCTTTATGGATTTCTCTATTCTGTTCAAAGATATGATTACCTGAACATTGGAATACTTTCATACAAGAATCATAAACACTTGCAGGTACTTGTTCCCTAGTTTTTACACGATCACTACCAGTCACCAGATAGCAAGCATTGTGAGTTGTAAAGTGCTCCATCCAATTTGCAAACTCTTTATCCATTTCTCCACGGCTAGGCGTTAGAGTTCCGTCAACATCAAATACATAGTTCATACAAAAAAGTCCTCCAAAGTCATTTGATCCTCTGCTGACCAACCAATAGCTTCCAGAATTGGTGTAATTGGGTCGATAAATGTTTTCTGAAATTGTTTATCATAGTCAACATATTTATGTAGGGTTGTCTCTTCAGGTAGATAATCTGGGAATGCAATTACATTCTCTTTAATAGGGTTAGGCAATTTTAGATAACAGAATTTAATCTTTTCTCCATTCTGAACTAAGCCATATCTTTTATCAAGAGATAATCCTTTAATCGTATGATTATATAGCAAGCAACCACGAACATGAATTGGTGTGCCTTTTTTGTATATCTTCTGATTGTCATGCCAGTTAGTAATATTAGACACACCACGTGGAAAGGATACTTGCTCAACTGGTAAAGTTTTAAAGTGATTGCGGAAGTCTTCGATATACTTCTGCACCTTACGTTCGTCACCATCAATAATAATATAGAATATTTCTTTAAACTTATCTCTTACAACCATAGGGGTGGATGACTTAATAGCCTCAATACCCATGATCTTGAGTTTAGGCTCGTCATACTGCACACCCTCTGAGTTATGTACATTTAAGATGTATCTTTTCTTAGCAGTCCATATACCACGATCAGCAATCACTTCTCGCTCCATTACCATACGATTATCAAAGCAATTCATCTTAGTAAACAAATCAGCATATGATTTCTCTAGGACAGACTCGAAGTGTTGTGAACATATCTTATCCAGAGCCTTAACGGGATCTGTTGGTTTAAGTTGATCTACAATAGGTGCCATATTAATATAAAGTGAATCTGTATCGATTGCAATCACATAATCTTTATCATCAGATTTAAGTATCTTGTTCATCTCTTGGTTGATTGCTTTCTCAGCCCACAAGATAGACAACTGGCCAGATAGTGTGATACCCTCAGCCATTCTCATATCAAAGTATCTAAAGTGTTTATTGCCTAATGCACCATAAAGAGAATTGAGTAGGATCTTCACAGACATCTGTCTATTCTCAAGTTCCCTTCT